ACTCGGATAGATTGGACTGGAAATAAGGTAATTCCTACCTTAAGTATCCATCTTCCTTTCTACCGAGGTCAATTTGTTAATATCGCAGCTCTTGCGAGCCAGCGATATCGGTAGTCAGCGGCTTCACGCCGTTGATGTATGACACCATCGCATTACTTGGAGAATTGCTCTCATGGCATATGCTCTTACAACGCCTGTAACAGGCTTGGCTCAGACGGGCTTTACCAGTCCTACCTATACGGTAGCGGCTGATACCGCCCCGGATGTGAATGGAAAACAGCATGCGGTAACCGCCATTGGTGGTACGCAGACTGGAGTCCGGACACATGCGGTGTCTGATCCGTTTACCATCACTGTGAATCGGCCGAAGAACCCGAAGGCTCTTCCAACACCGAATCCAGTGACTGGTAGATACGGGCCGATTCCCCGCAACCGTCACGTGTACCTTGTTCGCAAGGGCGTGAACTATGCGGCGAATCAGGCGCCGGACATCATGATGGTTCGCGTCGAAGTCGACGTTCCAGCTGGTGCCGACGCCTATGACGCTCCGAATGTTCGCGCAGCCCTGAGCCTCCTTTTCGGTGCTCTGTCTCAACAGAGTGCCGGACTTGGAGATACGGCTGTCAATGGTGTCCTTTAAGGACCTATTGGCCTTCGTAAAAGGTGAGAGTCGTAAGACCCTTATCTTGCTCATCGTTGGCTATGCCGCCGGAAAATATTCCGGTAGCAATAGTCCTGTTCCTTCTCGTTTTATAACGGAGGATTTATGTCAGAAAATGCAACCAATAGTTACACCATCAACGCAGAATGCTGCAACAGATCACATGTAGCGTATATCCGCAAGGAATTACGCTGCAAGATCTATGGCTTCACCTGCATTAGTGGTGTTGGACCAGTCTATAGGATCGGAAACTTTCGAGCCTCTGAAATAGGCTCTGATGCTGACGAAACTGTAGTCTGTCCCTCCTGCTATCGAGTACGATTTGCTGTTCTTCTCCCCCTTATTAAGGACGGAGTTGAGCACACTTATGTATTCTTCGCAGTTCCTACTTGGTATGGTTTCTCTCACGAGAAATCATTTCAGACATTACGGGCGCGAATGAAGAGGGAGTTGTCATGGCAGTTAAGCCTGTAGCTCTTTTCTTCCTCCTGCGTCAGGATCTGTCTGAACAGTTGGAAGGTATAACCGTTGATGAACTTCAACGATTAGACCGACCTCCTGTTGGATGTTCCCATCATGTAGCAGCGTCTCATTCTATCCTGAAGTCCTTCCTCAAGAAATTTGAGGTTGAGAACGATCAGGCTCTAGACGAGCGAGCTACAGTGAAGTTTCTCTCGGTCAATGACCGGGGTAAACGATGGGAGCTTCAGCTTGAGTCTACTCTGGATGAGATCTTGTTCAACTCTCTTAAACGAGAGCTGGACAATTTCTTTTACCCAGATGGACTGCCTCTAGATTTGAGCCCCCTCAACGTCCTTAATCATGGACGTTGCGGACCAGGCTCGAGTATTGAGGCAAGAGGACAAGACAGCTATACAAAGCTGTTTTCGTCCAAATTGAGCTGTACAGACCTGTCTTTATACCGTTGGTATAAGCGCTATATCTCGAAATTCCCTGATTGGTCTCGTGCGGAGGAATTCCGCCAGAAGACCTATGGTGATTCGTCTATAGTCGCAGGAAGTCATCTTAGCTTTGTGCCAAAGGACGACAAAGTCTCCCGATCGATCTGCACTGAGCCAAGTCTGAATATGTTCTTTCAGCTTGGTATCGGCAGGTTACTTGAGTTGAGGCTGTCCAACTATTTCGGAATCGAAATGGATAAACAGCCCTTCAAGAATCGAGAGCTCGCCCAGATGGGAAGCAAAGGCTTAGGGTTCGTGACTATTGATCTTAGCTCTGCGTCGGATTCTCTTGGGAATAAGATGCTT